TCCTGCGTCGTACTGCTCAGGCCCTCATCCTACAAGTCCACCATGATCCAGATGGTGGGCCGGGGGCTGCGCACCGTGAATCCGGAAGAATACCCAGGGGTCGTCAAGACGGATTGCATCATTCTCGACTTCGGAACCTCCAGCCTCCTCCACGGATCGCTCGAGCAGGATGTCGACCTCGATGGCCGCCTGGTGTCGGGGGATGCTCCCACCAAGACCTGTCCGTCATGCGAAGCGGAGGTTCCAGCCGCCGTCATGGAATGCCCGCTGTGCGGTCATGTCTGGGAGAGCGGGCTCGGAGCCGGCGGACCCCAGCCGCTCGATCAGTTCGTGATGACGGAAATCGATCTGTTGGCGCGCTCCAGCTTCGAGTGGATCGACGTCAACGGTGATGGCTCCGCCATGATGGCCAGCGGCTTCACCGCTTGGGCCGGGGTCTTTAACGAGGACGGGCGCTTCTATGCCGTAGGCGGCGCGAAGAACAGGCCTGCAGTCCTGCTCGGTGTCGGCGAGAACATCGTGTGCCTCGCCGCGGCCGATGACTGGCTCAACAACAACGAGACGGACGAGTCGGCGCACAAGACCAAGTCCTGGCTCCGTCAGTCTCCGACCGAGCGGCAGTTCGCCTATCTGCCTCCGGCCTGCCGGATGGACTATAGCCTCACCCGCTACCAGGCCTCCGCCATGCTGAGTCTGAAGTTCAACCTCCATGCCATCCGCAGCCGCATCGCGGAAGCGAAGGGCGCCAGCCTCGCGGCGGCAGCGTGATGGAGAACCCTCATGTCACGCGCATTACCCGTCACCGCCCGCGAGCGCTTCGTGCGCTGGCAGCCGCGCTTCGAACTGTGTGCGGTGTGCAGGAACCCGACGCATGGCTTCGGCTGGCAGGAGCCGCAGCGCGTCAGAAATCCGCGCCCGTCCGCATGGTTCTGCTCCATGGCCTGCCAGTCCTTCTTCTGGGAACGCGCCCGGAGGTCTCTCGCCATGGTTGATCTGACCGACGAGGAAAAATCTGCCCTGCGTCACGCCATGCAGATGGCCGCCGAAGTGATGGAGGAGATCGGGTGGAACACCCGGCTCTGCGATCTCTCCGAGCAGCAGGTTCTCACCCTCATGGAGGTCGCCGTCGGCGGCTTCCAGGACGCCATGCGCGACATCGCCGCCGCCAACACGCAATCACCGGAGGTACCGTTCTGATGCTGGACTATAATCGCACCTGCAGTTTTGCGGACATGCTCAACGGCGTGGTTGACGCTGCGCTGATGGAAGAGAATGCCGCTCGTCCCCGCCGCGAGTATCTTGGCGGCTCGCGCGTCGGCCACGCTTGCGAACGCGCCCTGCAGTTCGAGTTCGCCGGCGCCCCGAAGGACGAGGGCGCCGACTTCCCCGGCCGCACGCTGCGCATCTTCGCCATCGGCCATGCGCTCGAGGACTTGGCAATCAAGTGGCTCCGCGCCGCTGGCATCGATCTCTACACGCGCAAGGGCAATGATCCGGACGGCCAGCAGTTCGGTTTCTCGGTGGCGGGTGGGCGCATCCGCGGCCATGCCGATGGAATCATCGCCGGTGGCCCCGAGGCGCTGAAGCTCGGCGTTCCCGCGTTGTGGGAATGCAAGACGATGAACGCGAAGAACTGGCGAGAAACGGTAAAGTCTGGTGTTGCTGTGGCGAAGCCCATCTACGCCGCCCAGATCGCGCTGTACCAAGCCTACATGGATGCAAGCATTCCAGGGCTCGCGCAAAACCCTGCGCTGTTCACCGCCATCAACAAGGACACTGCCGAGCTGCATCACGAGCTGGTGCCGTTCAATGCTGAGCTGGCCCAGCGCATGAGCGACCGGGCAGTGCGCATCCTTCGCGCCACCGATGCGGGTGAGTTGCTGCCGCGCCTTGCCCGGGAACGGGACCACTTCGAGTGCCGCATATGCGCCTACGCCAACCGTTGCTGGAGCCTCGCCCAATGACCGATCATAACGACGATACGCCGGTGACAGGCGAAGGCCAGCAGCCCGGGGAGAAGCCCACGGGCGAGGTGATTCACTTCAACCCGTGGCGGGACTTCAACGATGCGCCGCTGCAGGAAGATCCGTTCGGCATCGAGCCGGATCCAGCCCAACTCGGCATATTTCTGGATGTCGTATTCGGCTATTGCGAAGGCCTGATCCCCGTCCGCGGCTTCGTGGATAAGGGGCAAGGCAGGGATGGCAAGCCGAACAACATCTGGATCGACGCGGATGGCGCGGCCTTCGACAAGCTGAAGACCTTCGCCACCTGGGCGTGGCGCGAAGGTGCGGCTCTGTACGTGATCCCCGGCACGGTTGCGGCGCAGGGTCAGGCGCGCGCCCACGAAGTCATCCAGATGCAGGCCATTGTGGTGGACCTCGATGCCGGGGACATCATCGCCAAGTTGGCTCATCTCGTCCGCCACCTCGGCACACCGACCTTGGTGGTGGAGAGCGGCGGCCGCACGCCCGAGGGCGGCCTCAAGCTGCATGTGTGGTGGAAGCTGACCGAGGCCGCCACGGGCGATGACCTCGCCACACTGTGCCGCCTGCGCGGCGATATCGCCATGAAGGTGGGCGGCGATACCCACTTCCGCTCGGCCCACCAGCCCATCCGCGTTGCCGGTTCCGTCTATCACAAGGGCGGCTTCCAGCGCCTCGTGCAGATCCGCGAACACAATGCCGTCGAGGTGGACCTTGTGGGTTTCGGTGAGCGCGTGGCGGCGATGCCGTTCATTCCCGGCATGGGTGCAGAGCCACCGCCGGAAGGCCATGCCAAGCCCTCCCTCGAGGCCATCCTCACCACGCCGGTGCATGAGGGCGGTACCGACCAGTGGACGCGCTTCGAGGGCGCGAGCGCGGCAATCGGTCATTACGTGCGGCTGGTGCATGAGGGAAAGCTCAGCCCGAATGACGGCTGGGAGGCCATCTGCCAGTATAACGCCGCCATGCTGCGGCCCGCATGGCCCGTCGAACGCCTGAAGCAGGAAGCCGATCGGATCTGGGCGCTGCATGTAAAGAAGAACGGCCCGGCGCTGCTGCGCAACGAGGCTGACCCTGAGCAGGAGGCCCAGCCGCTGCCGGTGTTCTCCTTTGGCCAGTTGCTCGACGACCGCTCCCCCATGCCACCGGACATCATCGCGCCGCGTGTCCTGACGCCGGGTGGGCTGCTGGTCCTGGGAGGAGCCCCGAAGGTGGGGAAGAGCGACTTCCTTATCAGCCTTCTCGCCCACATGGCCGCCGGCGTGCCGTTCCTCGGCTTCACGCCTCCCCAGGCCCTGTGCGTCTTCTACCTGCAGGCCGAGATCCAGTACCACTATCTCCGCGAGCGCATGCAACAGATCCGTCTCGACCCGGCGGTGATCGCCGGGGCGCGCGACAATCTCTTCGCCACGCCCAAGCTGCGCATGATCCTCGACGACAAGGGGCTCGCCCTGGTGGTTGAGGCGGTCCGGGTCCGCTTCCCCGACGCCCCGCCTGACATCATCTGCCTCGACCCAATCCGCAACCTGTTCGATGGCGGCGAGGAGGGCGGCGGCGAGAATGACAACAACGCCATGATGTTCTTCCTGACCGAGCGTGTCGAGCGGCTGCGCGATGCCGTCGCGCCCGACTGCGGCGTTATCCTTGCTCACCACACCAAGAAGATGAACCGCAAGGCCGTCACCGAGGATCCCTTCCAGGCGCTGTCAGGCGCCAGCGCGCTGCGTGGCTTCTACACCTCGGGCCTCCTCATGCACCGGCCTGACGAGGACAGCACCATGCGCCGGCTGGAAATCGAACTCCGCAACGGCCCGGCTCTGCAGCCCAAGCTCATCGACAAGGAGAACGGCCGCTGGATCGAGCTCAACCCCATGAATGAGCGCCTCGTGCGCAAGGAGGTGGGCGCCAAGCTCGATGCAGAACGCCTGCGCAAGCACGACGTCATTCTCGGCATGCTCCTGGACGAGGCTGCGGGCGAGCGCCTCTACACCACCATGCAGTTTGCCGAGGCCTTCGAGAACAGGGGCGGGCTCGGCAGCAAGCACACCATCCGGGACCGGTTGAGCGTCCTCGCGACCAAGGGCTTCGTGAAGTTCCTGCGGGACGGGTCCACCTTCGGCTACCCCGTCGTCCGTTCCCGCTATGGCTATCTCTGTGTCGAGGGGATGGAATTCCCGCCGCTTGAAACGACCGACGAGGCGACCGGCGAAGTCATTTCGACCACCCGCCCGGTCTACCCGAGCCACTTCAAGTGTGCCCAGTCAGGGGCCTGTCTCGACGTCGAGAACCCCACCGTGTGGGTTTATCCGGAGGGGGTGGACGATGACCTAACTCCTCAGGACTGACGCCTAACTCCTGAGGAGTGAGGCCTAACTCCTCACTCCTCCCATTCCGGAAATCGATTTGTATCAATGAGTTAGCGGATTTCGAGGAGTTAGGTCCTCACTCCTCCCCAACTCCTCCCTAACTCCTCAATCATCAAGGAAAAACAACATGTTACAGCGCTTGGAGGAGTTGGGTGTCAAAGCTCCCATACTACGTATGGGAGGGGCCAACCGGAAGAGTTGGCCCTTCCTCCCATACGGTGTCAGGCCCCGGGGTCCGCCCTGATGTGACCCGCCAGCCCGGCTGTCAGGTGATCCCCGCCCCGGTGACCTGACCAGTCCGCACCGCCCACCGACCATCACCCCATCACCCTCATGACGGAGACCATCATGGCTTCGAATGCCCAGACTCTGCCCGCCGCCAGACCCAACCCTGCGACAGGCTCCATCCTCGCCCTCGACCTCGGCACCAGCATGGGCTGGGCGCTGCGGCTTGGAGCCCGGATACACAGCGGCACCCTGTCCTTCCGGCCCAGCCGGTATGACGGCGGTGGCATGCGCTACGTCCGCTTCCGCAGCTGGCTCGACCGGTTGGCCGCGGAGCGCACGCTTCCGGCTGCCGTCTACTTCGAGGAAGTGCGCCGCCACGCAGCGACGGACGCCGCCCATATCTACGGCGGCTTCCTCGCCAGCCTCACCGCCTGGTGTGAAGAGCAGGGGCTCGCCTACCAGGGCGTGCCGGTTGGCACCATCAAGCGCTTTGCCACGGGCAAGGGCAATGCCGACAAGCAGGCGGTGATCGATGCCATGCGCGCGCGCGGCTTCGAGCCCGCCGACGACAACGAGGCGGATGCCATCGCCATCCTGCTCTGGGCCATCGAGACGAATGGAGGTCTGGCATGAGCACTCCCGCGGAAATGTTTCTGAAGCATGTGGCGAACGTCATCGCCGAGCGAAGCACCCAGTACGGCGACGCCGCCGGCAACATGGCAGCGATCGCAGCGCGGTGGTCGGCGACACTGGGGCACGAGATCACGCCGGCGCTGGTGGTGCTCTGCCTGCTCGACCTGAAGCTGGCGCGTCTCGCGCACGACCCCGCTCACGAAGATTCGGCGGTGGATGTCTGCGGCTACGCGGCGCTGCTGCGCGAGCTGACCGAAACCTCAAATCCGGAAGGAAGGTGAACGATGGCACGTGGACGCAAGAGGAAACCTGGCAAGCGCTACCCTTGTGGCAAGCGCATGCGCGAGGAAACCGAGCGCGACGCCATGTCGACGGCGCTCGAGGCGCGCAGGCGCCACTTCGGCGTAACGGCGAAGCAGGCGAAAGACGAGAGGCTTGGCACGGCGCTAGGCCGTCTCG